ATGAGGCACGCCTTGAGGTCGGGCGCCGACTGGATCGCATGCGCACCACGCGAGGAGCAGACGGCCTTCCTGAACAGCCTGGATGACGGGGCGCTCATGGCGCTGCCGTTCCTGTTCGAGTTCTGGGCGTTGCCGCATCAGTTGCCGCCTGACGGGGACTGGCGTGCGTGGGTGATCCTGGGTGGTCGCGGCGCGGGAAAGACGCGGGCGGGCGCGGAATGGGTCCGGTCCGAGGTCGAGGGGCCGCGGCCGCTTGATCCGGGCCGGTCGCGGCGGGTGGCGCTGGTGGGCGAGACGGTGGATCAGGTCCGCGAGGTGATGGTCTTTGGCGACAGCGGCCTCATGTCCTGTTCGCCGCCGGACCGCCGCCCGCGCTGGGAGGCGTCGCGGCGGCGGCTGGTCTGGCCGAACGGGGCGGTCGCGCAGGTCTTTTCCGCGCACGATCCCGAGGGTCTGCGGGGCCCGCAATTCGATGCGGCCTGGGCCGACGAACTGGCCAAATGGAAGAAGGCGGAAGAAACCTGGGACATGCTGCAATTCGGGTTGAGGCTTGGGCCGTCGCCCCGGCAGTGTATCACGACGACGCCGCGCAATGTGGGCGTCCTGCGGTCGATCCTGGCAAATCCGACGACGGCGGTGACACATGCACCGACCGAGGCGAACCGGGCGAACCTGGCCGCGTCGTTTCTGGAGGCGGTGCGCGCGCGGTATTCGGGTACGCGGCTTGGCCGGCAGGAACTGGACGGGGTGCTGCTCGAGGAATCCGAGGGGGCGCTCTGGACGCTCGCGGGGATCGAGGCGGCACGGATCGACACGGCCCCGCCGCTTGACCGGATCGTGGTCGCGGTCGATCCGCCGATCACCGGGCATGGCGGGTCCGACGAATGTGGGATCGTGGTCGTGGGCGCACGGACCCAGGGGCCGCCGCAGGACTGGAGTGCGGTGGTGCTGGAGGATGCGAGCCTGACGGGCGTTGCGCCTACGGTCTGGGCGCAGGCGGCGATCGACGCGATGGAGCGGTTCGGTGCCGACCGCCTGGTGGCCGAGGTCAACCAGGGTGGCGATCTGGTCGAGACGGTGATCCGCCAGCTTGATCCGCTGATCCCGTTCCGGGCGGTACATGCCTCGCGCGGCAAGGCGGCGCGCGCCGAGCCGGTGGCGGCGCTTTACGAGCAGGGGCGGATCAAGCACCTGCGCGGGCTCGCCCTGCTTGAGGATCAGATGTGCCGGATGACCTCGCGCGGGTTCGATGGGCGCGGCAGTCCCGACCGGCTGGACGCGCTTGTCTGGGCAATCCACGAACTGATGATCGCCCCGGCTGCGCATTGGCGGCGACCCCGGGTGCGCAGCCTTTAAAGACGACCGCCGCCGCAATGCGGCCCTGAAGAGACGACGAGGCCCGGATCCCGGCACTGCCGGGGCCCGGGCCTTTCCTTTGGGCCCCTGGATGGGCGGCGACAGCGAAACCGGAGGAGCTTTGCCCATGAAACTCAACATCTTCCGCCGTGCCGAGGCGCGGGTGCCGGAAGCCAAGGCCTCGGCCACCGGACCGGTGATCGCCTGGGCGGGATCGGGGCGCGTGGCCTGGAGCCCGCGCGATACCGTCTCGCTGATCCGGAACGGCTTTGTCGGCAATCCGGTCGGATTTCGCGCGGTCAAGCTGATCGCCGAGGCGGCTGCGGCCCTGCCATTGGTCTGCCGGGACGCCGAACGGCGCTATGAAACCCACCCGTTGCTTGAGCTGATCGGCCGACCGAACCCGGCACAGGGACGGGCCGAGTTGTTCGAGACCCTTTACGGCCAGCTTCTGCTGTCGGGAAACGCCTATCTCGAGGCGGTTGGTGGCGAGGAGGGGATGCCCTTCGAGTTGCACGTGCTGCGATCGGACCGGATGCATCTGGTGCCCGGGCGCGACGGCTGGCCGGTCGCCTATGATTACGCCGTGGGGGGGCGAAAGCACCGGTTCGACATGACGGTGGCCGCGCCCCCGATCTGCCACATCAAGAGCTTTCATCCGCAGGACGACCATTACGGCCTGTCCCCGATGCAGGCGGCGGCGACGGCGATCGACGTGCACAATTCGGCCTCGCGCTGGTCGAAGGCGCTGCTGGACAACGCCGCGCGGCCTTCGGGCGCGATCATCTACCGGGGTTCGGACAGCAGCCAGACGTTGAGCGACGAGCAATATGCGCGGCTTCAGGACGAGATGCTGGCCTATCACCAGGGCGCGGCCAATGCAGGACGTCCGATGCTGCTGGAGGGGGGGCTTGACTGGAAGCCGATGGGATTTTCACCCTCGGACATGGAGTTTCACCGCACCAAGGAGGCTGCGTCCCGTGAGATCGCGACGGCCTTCGGGGTGCCGCCGATGATGCTGGGGATCCCCGGAGACGCCACCTATGCCAACTACCAGGAGGCCAACCGCGCCTTCTACCGGCTGACGGTGGTGCCGCTTGTGGCAAAGGTCGCGGGGACCGTGGCCGACTTCCTGTCACGTTTCTCGGGCGAGCCCGTGCAGCTTCGCCCCGATCTTGACCAGGTGCCGGCGCTGGCCGCCGAGCGTGACACCCAGTGGAAGCGCATCTCCGAGGCCGATTTCCTGACCGAGGACGAAAAGCGTGCCCTCCTTGGCCTGCCGAAGCGGCCGGAGGGGTCATGAAACCCCCGACCGAACGGTCGGGCTCCCGGTTTCTCTATGCGCCCTTCGAGGTGGCGAATGCACGGATCGACGCCAACGAGCGGGTCTGGGAGGAGCGCTGGACGGCGCTCGAATTCCGGCTGGTGCGGATCGAGACCGCACTCGAACGGCTGGAAAGAAGGATGTGGCTGACCGTCTACGGCGTGGTCGCGGTGATCTTGACCGAAGGTGTGGCCTCGCTGGTGACGGCCGTGCCGTGAAAGGAGTTCGCATGATCGGATATGACACGCAAACCGGGCTGGAGCGGAAGTTCTGCCCGCCGGACGCGCCGCTTGCCCTGGGCGAGGGCGCGATGATTGAGGGATATGCCTCGCTCTTTGGCGCGACCGACCAGGGCGGTGACGTGGTGCAGGCGGGGGCCTATGGCGCCTGCCTCAAGCGGATGGCGGCCGAAGGGCGGCGGGTCAAGATGCTGTGGCAGCACGACCCCGAGCAGCCCATCGGCATCTGGGACGAGGTCCGGGAGGACGGGCGCGGCCTTTACGTCAAGGGGCGGCTTCTGACCGAGGTTGCGCGGGGACGCGAGGCCGCCGCGCTGGTTTCGGCGGGGGCGCTGGACGGGTTGTCGATCGGCTATCGCACCAAGCGGGCCGAACGGGATGCAAGCGGGCGACGGCTTCTTTCGGAGCTCGAGCTTTGGGAGGTTTCGCTGGTGACCTTCCCGATGCTTGCCGATGCGCGGGTGGGTGCCAAGGCGGAGGACACCGCCGAGGCGCTCCTGCGCGATCTGGCGGAGGCCTTCTCGGGCGCCCGCCGCGTGTTGGCCGAGGGCTGATCGCCACAGGCCGCAAGGACCGATCTCAACAAGGACGAGCGTGATGACCGAGACCGAGACCAAGTCCGGCGGGAGCCAAGCCCCGGCGGCGGAAGTAAAGCAGGCGCTGAACTCTTTCCTTTACGATTTCAGGGAGTTCCAGGCCGACGTGAAATCCAGGCTGCAACAACAGGAAGAGCGACTGACCATGCTGGACCGGAAATCCCAAATGACCGCTTCTGCCGCCGGGCGCCCCGCGCTGTCGCGCGCCGCCGATCTCGACGCGCCGCACAAGAAGGCTTTTGCCTCGTATCTGCGCAACGGCGACGACGACGGCCTGCGGGGTCTGGAACTTGAGGGCAAGGCGCTTGGCGCCTCGGTCGCGGCCGAGGGCGGTTATCTCGTCGATCCGGAAACCTCTGAGGCAATCAAGTCTGTGCTGAGGTCGACCGCCTCGATCCGAACGATCGCGCAGGTGGTCACCGTGGAGTCGTCGTCCTTCGACGTGCTGGTGGACCATTCGGACATCGGTTCGGGTTGGGCGACCGAGACCGCGCATCAGGTCGAGACCGATACGCCACTGATCGAACGGGTCTCGATCCCGCTGCACGAACTTTCGGCCATGCCCAAGGCCAGCCAACGCCTGCTGGATGATTCTGCCTTCGACATCGAGGGCTGGCTGGCCGCGCGGATCGCCGACAAGTTCGCCCGTGCGGAGGCGGCAGCCTTCATCAACGGGGACGGTATCGACAAGCCGAAGGGGTTCCTGTCGCATCCCCTCGTGCCCGAGGGCGCCTGGGCCTGGGGCAGTCTCGGCTATGTCGCGACGGGCATGGATGGTGATTTCGACGCGGTGTCGCCGTCCGACGCGATCCTCGACCTCGTCTATTCTCTGGGCGCTGAATACCGTTCCGGCGCGGCCTTCGTGATGAACTCTCGGACCGCGGGTGCGGTGCGCAAGATGAAGGATGCCGATGGCCGTTTCCTGTGGTCGGATGGGCTGTCGGCGGGCGAACCTGCGCGGCTTCTGGGCTATGCGGTGCTGATTGCCGAGGACATGCCCGACATCGCCTCGGGCACCGTGGCGATCGCCTTCGGCAACTTCCAGGCCGGCTATACCATTGCCGAGCGGCCCGACCTTCGTGTGCTGCGCGACCCGTTCTCGGCCAAGCCGCATGTGCTGTTCTACGCCACCAAGCGCGTGGGTGGCGATGTGAGCGACTTTGCTGCGATCAAGCTGCTGAGATTCTCGGCCGCGTGAGGCCCTGATCGAAACGGCGCTCCCGGGTGATCCGGGAGTGTCCGGGCGCGCGCCGGGGCTCATCCGGTCTGTCCAGCTGTTCCCTCCGTCGGGATGGACCGGACCGGCGCGCGCCAGCACTCAGCGGGGGGCTAGCGGAGAGACGACACGATGATGCTGATCGAGCAGACGACGCTGCCCGCCGCGGCGCTGCCACTGGAGCGGTTCAAGGCACATCTGCGCCTTGGGACGGGGTTCACCGACGACGGGGCAGAAGATGCATTGCTGGAAGCATTCCTTCGGGCGGCGATTGCAGCGATCGAGGGACGAACGGCCAAGGTGCTTTTGGCACGAAGCTTCACATGGGTGGTGAGCGGCTGGCGCGAGGGCATGCGCGAGGCGCTGCCGCTTGCCCCGGTCACCCGCATCGCGGAATTGAGGCTGCTCGACCGGCACGGCACGGTCTGTGTCTGCGAGTCCGGCACCTACCGGCTGGAACGCGACATCAACTATCCGCGCCTCGCGGCGGCCGGGATGCTGTTGCCGACGATCCCGCCGGGCGGGTCGGCCGAGATCGACTTCGACGCGGGCTTTGGTCCGGACTGGAACAGCGTGCCCCCCGATCTTTGCCAGGCTGTGTTCCTGCTGGCCGCGCATTTCCACGAGAACCGGCATGCCGCTGGCACGGGTGACTTCCATATGCCGTTCGGCGTGTTGGCGCTTACCGATCGCTGGCGGCGGCTCAGGCTGACAGCGGGGGGCGAGGCATGAGACGTACTCCTGTCCTGAACCGCCGTCTGGTGCTGGAGGCGACGGAGCGGGTGCCGGACGGCGCGGGCGGGTTCGTCGAGACCTGGGGCGCGTTGGGTGTGCTCTGGGCGCAGATCACGCCCCGCACCGGCGGTGAACGCGCCGGCGAAGAGCTGACGTTGTCACGCGTGCCCTACACCATCGTGGTGCGCGGCGCCCCCCCGGGGGCGGCGCGGCGGCCCGAGCCTGGCGAGCGCTTTCGCGAGGGCCCCAGGGTCTTCAATATCCGCGCTGTCACCGAAGCCGACCGGCACGGCCAGTACCTCACCTGCTTTGCGGACGAGGAGATCCCGGCATGAGCTATGGCGCGGCGGCCGCCCTGCAGGCGGCGATCTACCAGCGACTCGCAGGCGATGCGGCACTTGCGTCGCTGGTGGGCAGCGCGATCTATGACGTGGTGCCCGCGGGCGAGTTGCCCCCGACATATGTCAGTCTCGGCCCTGAAGAAGCGCGCGATGCCTCGGACAAGACTGGCGAGGGGGCGCTGCACTACCTGACGATCTCGGTGGTGACTGTCGCGGCGGGCTTTGCCCAGGCCAAGACGGCGGCGGGCGCGATCTCGGATGCGCTGGTCGGCGCGTCGCTGACGCTGTCGCGCGGGCGCTTGGTGGGCCTGTGGTTCGATCGCGCCCGCGCCCGCCGGGTAGGCACCAAGGACGAGCGCCGGATCGATCTGCGCTTTGCCGCCCGGGTCGAGGACGACTGAACACCTAATCTGGAGTGAGCGACATGACCGTGCAGTACGGCAAGGATCTTCTCATCAAGCTCGACATGACCGGGAACGGCCACTTCGAGACCATCGCGGGGCTGAGGGCGACCCGCATCAGCTTCAACGCCGAACAGGTTGATGTCACCAGCCTTGAGAGCCAAGGCGGCTGGCGGGAACTCCTGGCTGGGGCGGGTGTCAAGTCGGCCGCGATCTCTGGCGGTGGCGTTTTCAAAGACGCCGAGACCGACGCACGGGCGCGGCAGGTCTTCTTCGACGCCGAGACGCCGGATTTTCAGGTCGTGATCCCCGGCTTTGGCCTCGTTGAGGGGCGGTTCCAGGTGGGCTCGCTGGAGTATTCCGGGAGCCACAACGGCGAGGCCACCTATGAGTTGACGCTGGCCTCGGCGGGCGTTCTGACCTTTACGGCGTTCTGATCATGGCAAATCCCCATGCGGGCGAAGTGGCGCTGATCGTCGATGGCGAGCGGCGCGTTCTCAAGCTGACGCTTGGTGCGCTGGCCGAACTTGAGGCGGCGCTTGGTGCGGACACGCTGGTGGCGTTGATCGAGCGCTACGAGGAGGGTGCGTTCGCTACCCGCGATGTGCTGGCGCTGCTTCTGGCGGGACTGAGGGGCGGGGGTTGGCAGGGCACGCCCGCGGACCTGGCGCGGGCCGATATCGGCGGCGGGCCGATCGTGGCGGCAAAGGCCGCGGCCCAGCTTCTGGCGCGCGCCTTCACGCTTCCCGAGGCGGGTCATGACGGGCTTTGACTGGGGGGCGCTGATGCACGCCGGCATCCGGGGACTTGGGTTGAAGCCCGCGGAATTCTGGGCGCTCACGCCCGCCGAACTGATGTTGATGCTGGGCGCCGGGCGTGGCCCCGCGCCGATGAGCCGTGCACGGCTGGAAGAGCTCGCGAGCGCCTTTCCCGACAACAGGATCGATCGAGGATAACACATGGCCCAGGCAGAGGATTTCGAAGCATTCGAGGCGCAGATCGAGGCGCTGGAGACAACGCTTGGCGGCGCGCGGGGGACCGCCGCGGCCTTCGAGGTGGAACTGGTACGGATGCGCGAGAGCATGACGCTGACCAACCGCGAGGTGGGCGGCCTGTCGCGCTCGATCGGCAGCGGGCTCCGGCGGGCCTTCGATGGGTTGGTGTTCGACGGGTTGAAGCTGTCGGACGCGCTGAAATCGGTCGCGAACTCGATCGTGAACGCGACCTATTCGGCGGCTATCAAGCCGGTGCAGAACCAACTGGGCGGTCTGATCGCTGGCGGGATCGAGGGGCTTGTCAATGCCACCGTGCCCTTTGCAAAGGGCGGGGCCTTCACGCAGGGCCGGGTGATCCCCTTCGCCACCGGTGGCGTGATCGACAGGGCCACCCATTTCCCGATGCGGGGCGCGACGGGTCTGATGGGCGAAGCGGGACCCGAGGCGATCCTGCCGCTGTCGCGCGGGACCGATGGCCGGTTGGGTGTGAAGAGCGACGGGGGCGGACGGCCCGTCCAGGTCGTGATGAACATCACCACGCCCGACGTGCAGGGCTTTGCCCGCAGCCAGAGCCAGATCGCCGCCGAGATGGGGCGGCTGATCGCCCGCGGGCAGCGAAACCGATGATCCGGAGGAAGATGCATGGCTTTTCACGAAGTTCGTTTCCCGGCCAACCTGAGTTTCGGCTCGGTCGGCGGGCCCGAGCGGCGCACCGAGATCGTTGCGCTGGCCAACGGGTTCGAGGAACGCAACACCCCATGGGAGCATGCCCGGCGCCGATATGATGCGGGCGTGGCGATGCGTTCGCTGGACGATGTAGAGGCGCTGATCGCCTTCTTCGAGGCGCGGCGCGGTCAGCTCTACGGATTCCGCTGGAAAGACTGGTCCGACTACAAGTCCTGCCCACCGTCGGGCGAGCCTGCCTTCGGCGATCAGGTGATCGGCCATGGTGATGGTGCACAGACCGTTTTCCAACTGACCAAGAGCTATGCCTCGGGTTCGCAAACCTACGTTCGTCCGATCACGAAACCCGTCGCTGGTACGGTCAAGGTCGGCGTTGACGGCAGCGAGTTGGTCGAGGGTCTGGGGTTCACGGTGGACAGCACGGCCGGGTTCATCACGCTGAACGCCGTGCCCGAACTCGGAGCGAGGGTGACCGCCGGCTTCGAGTTCGACGTGCCCGTGCGGTTCGACACCGACCTTATCCAGACCTCGGTGGCAAGTTTCGGGGTCGGGGACGTGCCGTCGGTGCCGGTGGTGGAGGTGCGCGTCTGATGGCGATACCCGAGGCATTGCAGGCGCATCTCTCGGGCGGGTCCACGACGCTGGCCCGCGCCTGGGCCATCACCCGTCGCGACGGTGTGGAGTTGGGGTTCACCGACCATGACCGCGATCTTTCCTTCGACGGTGTTGAGTTCCGCGCCGAGACCGGGATGAGCGCGCGCGCGCTGTCGCAGACCACGGGCCTGTCGGTGGATAACTCGGCGGCTGTGGGGGCGCTCAGTTCCGAGGCGATCACCGAAGCTGACATCGCGGCGGGACGCTATGACAGGGCGGAGCTTTGGATCTGGCTGGTGAACTGGACCGACGTGACCCAGCGGGTCGCGCTGTTTTCCGGCAGTCTCGGCGAGATCACGTGCGGCCGCGGAGGGTTCGAGGTCGAGATTCGCGGCCAGGCCGAGGCGTTGAACCAGCCCCAGGGCCGGGTCTACCAGAGGCCGTGCTCGGCGGTTCTGGGCGACGCGGCCTGCGGGTTCGACACGAGCCTGCCGGGCTATTCGGTCAATGTCACCGCAAACACGATCGAGTCGCGGCGTATCTTTCGCTTTGAGGGGGTGTCCGGGTTCCAACCGCGTTGGTTCGAGCACGGGCGGCTCGAGATCCTCGGCGGTGCTGCATCGGGGCTTGTCGGTGCGATCAAGACCGATCGCGAGGAAGGCGGCGCGCGGTTGATCGAGCTTTGGTCCGAGATCCGCGGTCCGGTGGCGCCGGGCGACGCGCTGCGGCTGATCGCGGGTTGCGATCGAACGGCGGACACCTGTCGCTGGAAATTCAACAACTTCATTGGATTTCGCGGATTTCCTCACATCCCGGGCGAGGATTGGCTGATGAGCTACCCGTCGAAGTCCGGGGTCAATGATGGAGGGAGCCTGAACCGATGAGCAGGATTGGAGAGCGCGCCGCGGCAGAGGCGCGGCGCTGGATCGGCACGCCCTATCGTCACCAGGGCTCGATGCTGGGCGCAGGGGCGGATTGTCTCGGGCTGTTGCGTGGAGTCTGGCGCACGCTTTACGGTGCCGAGCCCGAACGTGTGCCGCCCTATACCCCCGACTGGTCGGAACCCCAGGGCGAGGAAACGCTCTGGGATGCAGCGCGGCGGCACCTCTTCGAAAAGCCCCTCGAGGACGAGGCGTCGGGCGACGTGATCCTGTTCCGTCTGCGCGAGGCCGGTGTCGCCAAGCATCTGGGCATCCAGGGCGATGCCGGGCCCCATGCGACGTTCATCCATGCCTATCACGGGCACGGGGTTGTCGAGAGCCCGCTTTCGACACCCTGGGCCCGGCGCATCGTGGCGCGGTTCGCGTTTCCCGAAAGGACGTAGCACATGGCGACAATCGTTCTGTCCGCGGCAGGTGCCGCGGCGGGCTCGGCGCTGGGTGGCTCGGTGCTGGGGCTGTCGAGCGCCGTGATCGGCCGTGCCATCGGCGCCACGGTCGGGCGGGCCATCGACCAGCAATTGCTGGGGACCGGGTCGCAGGCCATCGAGACAGGCCGGGTTGAACGGTTTCGCCTGACCGGCGCCAGCGAGGGCGCACCTGTGGGGCGCCTCTGGGGTCGGTCGCGGCTGGCGGGGCAGGTGATCTGGGCGTCGCGTTTCAAGGAGAGCGTCGCGACGTCGGGTGGCGGCAAGGGCGCGCCGTCCAAGCCCAAGCTGCGCGAATACAGCTATTCGGTAAGCCTTGCCATCGCGCTTTGCGAGGGCGAGATCGCGCGGGTAGGCCGGGTCTGGGCGGATGGCACCGAAATTGCCCCCGACGAGATCAGCCTGCGCGTCTATTCCGGAAGTGCCGAACAACTGCCCGACCCGCTGATCGAGGCGGTCGAAGGGATGGGGCAGGCACCCGCCTATCGCGGCATCGCCTATGTCGTAATCGAGGATCTGGACCTTGGCCGCTTCGGCAATCGGGTGCCGCAATTCTCTTTCGAAGTGGTGCGCGCGGCGGCGGGGGATGTCGAGGACCTCGCCCATCTGTTGCAAGGCGTCGCGCTGATCCCGGGCACCGGGGAATATGCGCTGGCCACCACGCCCGTCCATTTCCAGGACGCGCCGGGCGTCGCGCGTTCGGCCAATGTCAACACGCCCGGTGGCAAGACCGATCTTGCCGTCTCGCTGGAAAAGCTCAGAGGAGAGTTGCCGCGCATTCGCTCTGTCTCGCTGGTGGTGAGCTGGTTTGCGGGCGACCTCCGCGCAGGGATTGCCCGAATTCGCCCGGGCGTCGAGCAGTCGTATGTCGACGGTACGCCGCTGCGCTGGTCCGTTGCCGGTCTGTCGCGCGGTCAGGCACCGGTGATCCCGCGCATCGACGGGCGCGCTGTCTATGGCGGCACACCGTCCGATCAGAGCGTGATCGAGGCAATTCGGGCGCTGGCCGAGGGGGGGCAGGAGGCGGTGTTCTATCCGTTCATCCTGATGGACCAGCTGCAGGACAACGCACTGACCGACCCCTATAGCGGTGAGGAGGGCCAGCCGCACCTTCCCTGGCGCGGACGGATCACGCTGTCCTATGCGCCGGGCCATCCTCTGTCGCCCGACGGTACCCATGAGGCCACGGCCGAGGTGGCCGAGTTCTTCGGCTCGGCCGTCCCGGACGAGTTCACCTTCGACGGCCAAACGGTGCGCTATGGCGGCAGCGATGGCTGGAGCTATCGCCGCTTCATCCTGCACTACGCCCATCTCTGCGCGGCGGCAGGCGGTGTTGGTGGCTTCTGCATCGGATCGGAACTGCGCGGGCTGACCACGATCCGAGGCCCCGGCAACAGCTTTCCCGCAGTAGAAGCGCTGCGCGCGCTAGCAGCCGACGTGCGCGCGGTGCTGCCCGACACCAAGATCGGCTATGCCGCGGACTGGAGCGAGTATTTCGGCTATCATCCCGCGCATGCGCCCGGCGATGTCTTCTTCCATCTCGACCCGCTCTGGGCAGATCCGAACGTCGATTTCGTTGGCATCGACAACTACATGCCGCTGTCGGACTGGCGAGAGGGCGAAACCCATGCCGACGCGGATTGGGGTGCGATCCATGCGCTCGACTATCTGAAATCAAATATCGAGGGTGGCGAGGGTTTTGACTGGTACTACCCGAGCCGCGAGGCCCGCGAGGCCCAGACGCGCGTCCCGATCACTGATGGCGCCCATGACGAGCCCTGGATCTGGCGCTACAAGGATATTCGCAGTTGGTGGCAGACGCCGCACCACGACCGCGTGGGCGGCGTGCGGCAGGAGACGGCCACGCCCTGGGTGCCGCGTTCGAAACCGATCTGGTTCACCGAGTTCGGCTGTGCAGCCGTCGACAAGGGCACCAATGCGCCGAACCTCTTCGTGGATCCGAAATCGTCCGAGAATGCGTTGCCGCCCCATTCCACGGGCGCGCGCGACGACCTGATCCAGCACCAGTATCTGCGCGCAGTACTAACTTACTGGGCGGATCCCGTGAAGAACCCGGTGTCCGAGGTCTATGGCGGCCCGATGATCGACCTTTCCCGCGCACATGCCTGGGCCTGGGACGCGCGGCCCTTTCCGCATTTTCCGGGCAACCGCACGCTCTGGGCCGATGGCGACAACTATGCGCGCGGCCACTGGCTGAACGGGCGGGCCTCGGCGCAGGCGCTGGATGCGGTGGTGACCGAGATCTGCGCTGCCTCCGGTGTAAACGCGCTTGATGTCAGCCGGCTCTATGGGCTCGTGCGCGGCTATTTGGTGAGCGAGGTCGAGGGTGCGCGCGCCGCGCTGCAACCGCTGATGCTCGCCTATGGGGCCGAGGCCGCCGAACGCGAGGGACGGCTTGTCTTCTTCAACCGCGACGGCCGGCCCAAGGCCGTGATCGAACCGGGCCTGCTGGCGGTGACCGACGATCTGTCAGGTGAAGTCGAGCATGTGCGCAGCCCCGAGGCCGAGACCGCGGGGCGGGTGCGGCTGTCCTTCGTCGAGTCGGACGGCGCCTATGAGACCCGAGCCGCCGAGGCGATCCTGCCCGACGAGAACAGCCGCACGGTGTCGTCCAGCGAACTGCCGCTGGTGTTGACTGGGAGCGAGGGGCAAGCGGTGGTGGAACGCTGGCTTGCCGAGGCGCGCGTTGCCTGCGACCGGGCGCGGCTTGCGTTGGCGCCGTCCACGCTGGGGTTGGGGGCAGGCGACGTCCTGCGCCTGCCGGGCGGCGATTTCCGCATTGACCGGGTGGACCTGTCCGGCGCCCGCGAGATCGAGGCGGTGCGGGTCGAGCGCGGTCTTTATTTACTGCCCAACCGCGACGAGGCCCCGGTGCGGCAGGCGGCCTTCATGGCGCCGGTGCCGGTCTGTCCGCTGTTTCTTGATCTGCCACTTCTGACCGGGGACGAGGTGCCGCACGCGCCTCACCTGGCGGTGGCGGCCCAGCCTTGGCCCGGTACGGTTGCCGTCTATTCCTCGGTCAGTGACGCGGGCTACGAACTGAACACATTGATCGGGCAGGCTTCCGTCATCGGCGTGACCGAAACCGCGCTCGCCGCGGCCAGGCCAGCGCGTTGGGACCGTGGCGCGGCGCTTCGGGTCAAGCTGTCGGCCGGGGCGCTGTCCTCTGTGGGGCTGCTGGAACTGTTTGCCGGGGCCAATGCCGCGGCGATCGGCGATGGCAGCCCGAACAACTGGGAGGTGTTCCAGTTCGCCGAGGCCGCACTGGTCGCGCCGCTCACCTACGATCTGCGCATCAGGCTTCGCGGCCAGGCCGGGACCGACGGGGTGATGCCCGCGCTCTGGCCCGAGGGCAGCCGCTTCGTGCTGTTGGACGGTCGGCCGGGACAGATCGACCTGCCGCTTTCGGCCCGGGGGCTTGGCCGGCACTACCGCATCGGCCCGGGTCTGCGGCCGTTCGACGACTCGTCCTTTATCCATCTCGCCCAAGCTTTTGACGGCATCGGGCTCCGGCCCTTTGCGCCCTGCCACCTGGTCGCGCGGTCTGACGGACAGGGCGGCCTTGCAATCCGTTGGACCCGGCGCTCGCGGATCGACGGGGACAGCTGGGCCTCGGTCGAGGTCCCGTTGGGCGAGGACCGCGAGGCCTATCACGTGCGGGTCATCGGGGCGGGAGGCGAGGTGCTGCGCGAGGCCACGCCCACAGCACCCAGATGGACCTACACGGCCGCGATGCGGGCGGCGGATGCGGGTGCGGGCCCGGCCGTCGTCGAGGTGGCGCAACTGTCCGATCAGTTCGGGCCCGGACCCTATCAGAGGATCAAGATCGATGAGTGAGACCGCCAACCTTTCCCTGCCGCTGATTCAGGCCGCGCAGGCGCAGAAGCATGTCACGGTGAACGAGGCGCTTGTGAAGCTCGACGCGCTGGTGCAACTGCGCCTGGAAAGTGTCAGCCTCTCCGCACCGCCCACCGGCGCATCCGATGGTCAGGCCTGGGGTGTTGCCTCGGCCGCCACGGGAGACTGGACTGGGCAGGAGGGCCGGATCGCGATTGCCGACAATGGCGGCTGGGTCTTCGTACGCCCCCATGCCGGTTGGCGCGCCTGGGTGATCGATGCGGCGGCCGAGATGCGCCAGGATGGCAGCGGCTGGGTGCCGGTCGCGTCCGGTGGCGCCGTCGGGGCCTCGGGCGCGGCCCTCGATCTGCGGGTTCTGGAATTCGACCATGTGCTGGCGGTGGGTGGGCCGCAGCTTACGGCGACCGGGATCCCGTCGCATGCCATGGTCTTCGGCGTGACCGCACGGGTGATCGGGGAAATTACGGGGACATTGGTCTCCTGGAGCCTAGGCACCGAGGGGGCCGAGGATCGGTTCGGCAGCGGGCTCGGGACCGGGCTGAATTCCTATGCCAAGGGCATCTTGGGCCAGCCGATGACCTATTACACGCCTGCGCCTCTGATGCTGAGCCCCGAGGGCGGTGATTTCGCGGGCGGAATCGTCAGGTTCGCCGTCCACTACGCCGAACTCGGCCTGCCGGCAGCGGTCTAG